TAGCGTCTAAGATTGTACTCTTACCTTGATTGTTCTTGCCCACAAATAGACTTACCGGCCTGTCAAATTCAATGTCGGCTGCCGGCACGCCGACGAAGTGGTTAATCTTTAATCGTTTCAACTGCATTTTGATTTTCTCCTTTCAATTATTCTTAGCCTGCTTAGTTTGCTTTTTCCTCAAGCGTTGCAATCTCATCGCAGAAATACATGACCTTGACTACCGGGTTGTGATACCAGGCGTTTGCCAGCGACTTGCCTCGGCGTTCTTCTTTGCTCTTTGATTCATCGCCCCTCAGCGGGAATTCGCCCGACTGCCAATCATCTTCTTTGTAAAATTCATTCAGGCCGTAAACGCCCATGTGGTACGTGATTATCAGCTCCTCGATCTCCGTCAGCTCGATATACTCTTTGATGCGGGCGATGGACAGCAGGGCGTGACCCTTGGGCTGGCCCCGGTTCCACTTGTACGGTTTCTTGATGCCGATATAAGCCCCGATCTTGCAAACATCGTGCAGCAGGGCAGCTATGGTGATGTTCTCCTGCGTTAATGGCAGTGGCTCTTGCCCGGAACCCGTGCCTGTGCCGAGCATGAGCATGTTGTTAAATCCCGTAAGCAACTCATAAACTCTAAGGCTGTGATTTGCCAGCCCGCCCGGATATGCTCCGTGAAATTTGGTCGATGCAGGTGCCTCGAAAAAGCCCTCCGCTTTCAGGTAACCGATCATCGCGTCCATGCCTTTGCGATTCGTACTTGTAAGCAACTGTATGATTTTTTCTTCCGTGTTATTCATTTTGTTTTTCTCCTTTTTTTAAAAAAGGCCGGCGGGCCTATCCCACTTTCTTCGCAGGTTCGCTTCGGGTCAGAAAAAACCGCCTGCTCTCGCGTGCAATGGATAAGGTGCCAATAGCGCTTCAGCAACATTCCGTCACCGCCGGCATATCACGTTGGCCTTTATCGGCCGTTGTGTTCGTATTCACTTGTCAATTAAGTCAGGCAAAACGGGTCGCTACCCCGCACGTTCCTTATTGGCCAGCGCAGTTCTTTATTGCCTGACGCATTTTAGAATAGATTGGATTTTAGAGCTCCGGCGGGTTGGAGCTTTTGCTTTTCCTTGGTGACTTTCTTGTTAGTCTCTTCGTCTCGCAGTTCGGGATCGACCGGCTCGGGACCGCCCTGACCCTCAGTTTCGGTTTTTGGCTCAGTTTTAACTTCGTCGGTTTCGGTTTCGGGATCGGGCTCAGAATCGCCGTTGCCGCCGTTCTGTTTCTTCTCGCGTTCAGCCAGGCGTTCTTTAAGTGCGGTGACGCCGGATTCGATAACGGTGGATTCGACGTGCTTCGGTCCGATCTCAGCAGCCTCATCCGTTGTCAGCATTCCCATAGTGACTTCCGGGCAATGCCTTCTCTGGAACCATGCCGCCGATCTGAAATGGAACATTTGTTCAGACATCGTATTCCATTTGGATTTTAGGATGCCGCCACCGTCCCTTAACTGCTTATCCTTGTTCCAGCCTTCGGCCTCGACCAAATTCCAATCAATCCAGGGACCATAAAGAACAGTGCCGGTGCTTTTTCGTGTTGCAAAAGCGCGTATCCTGAAATTTTTCTTGTCTTTTACATCGCCGATAACTTCGTATTCAAGCGGATCGATGAACATTCTGGATTGATTAACCAGCGATGTCACCAACGCAGCATCCATACCGATACGGCCATGAACGGAATAGACATGCTGCATTACGGCCAGCCAGGAAGCCCCAAGACGGGCCGCAAGATCCAACGCAACCAGGCAGTCACGTGGCTTGCCTCTGTACGTATCGGGGACCATTTCGGAGCCCGCAAGTGCCTCAGCAAGCCGCCAGGCCTCCTCTATAGTCGTAGGCTCGAATCCGCGTCTCGTCATAGCCAGATTAGCCTTTGGCTCCGGCATCTTTTCGGGCGGCTTTACCGGAGGTGCCGTCACTTGCCCCTTTTCAGGAGCGGTTGTTTGTGTTTGTTTCTTTGCCATGATTTTCTCCTTATAATTTGATTGATGAAATAGTGTATTCTCTTTTAACTTTTTTCAGCCTCGTTACACGACATTTCGATGTCTTCGTGTATTTGGCTGCAATTTCCGGCAGCTCCTTTCGGAGTTTCTCTACATCAATGAGACGCGAGCATTGCTCGAAATATGTAAGCATCATTGGCTGTCTATCCAGCACGAAATTTGCAGCCTCGGCGTCGCCCAGGGCCGTCAGTACCGCAGACTGTGCATCTTCAAGAATAGCTTCGGCCCACTTGACCTTGTTTTTTGCATCCTGAAAATCTTTAATCAACTTGACCTGCTCTTCGTCAAAATCAATTACCTTTTCAGGAACACGCTTGATCCTCTTGATAAAAGCAAGGCTCGGCGTTATGTTTTCGGGCGGAGTATCGTTCTCTACGCAATCCCAGAAGTCCAACGCCTTTTCCAGAATCGTATCGACGATAATCTGTTCTCTTTTGACTTCGAACATGACGAACCCTCGACCGCCAATAAAGGCGGGAACGTGACACAATTCATGCTCGGAACATATCATGTGGCAGTGACATTGAATAAGGATTCCGTCCGGCAATTCATCAGATCCGGCTTCGCCCCATTCATCCACAAGCGGACCGAACAGGCCCGCCGTCTTGGCTTCGACCGGATCCCCCGTAATGATAACCTGCGCATCAAGGTGATCTATCAAGTGGAACTCTTCAAGAAACAATTCAACGTTTCTTCGCAATGGGCCGAGCTGCACTTCCGCCCAGTCAATCACTCCCGGCTCAAAAAGTGTCCCGGCCAGCATGGCTTCGTTCGGCTCGAAATCGTTCGTCCGGTTTGTCTTGTCTAACCAAACGTCATAGGCATTCTTGTATTTGTCAAATCCAAGAATTGCGGCCATATCGGATGAGCCAATGTATTCTTTGCGCTTCAGCCTTTCAGCTTCTGTTATCGGCACGATCTATCTCGCTTTCCGGCAAAAAACATAATTGATCAGGAGCCGTTGCCTGTCCCGTGTAATTCTCGTAGTTGTCCCAGTCGCCGTCGCATTTATAGACCACAAAGATAAAACTTTGGTTCCAGGATTCAATGCGTCCCTGTTCTCGCTCGCCGGCCATGCCGACGTACAAAACCCACCGGCCCTTGTCTGACTCAGTTAATTTGGAAATTGCTATCGGCATTAGCCTTCTCCTTACAATCTTCGCAAAACAGTAGGCCGTCAATTTCAGTTAAACAGTTCTTGCACCCGACGAAACCGCAGCCGTCGCAAACCTCAGTACAGCCTTTGTGTATCTTCGCATCGCAGACGCTGCAATTCATTAGCTCGTAGTCGTAAATTGTCCCGCCGCAAACTTCGCAGCTTCCGACTTCGTCGGGGATTTTTGGCGTTACGCCGCAACTGAAACGGTCTAAATTTGAACTCATAATTTGTCTCGCTTTCCTTCGATCTCAAGCAGGGCGGCAATGGGCCAAATTACCGCGACCATCATCCAGAATATTGCTGTTATGATTCGCATTGTTTCTCCTTTCTTAAAAACCAGCAGGGGCGGGCAAATCGGTTAATTTGCAGGGCGAAAAAGGCACATCTCTTAACTTTTCTTTTTAGCCTGCGATGTAAGTCCCTGGGCCACCACGCCGCCGCCCCTTGCTGGCATATTCACTTGTCAAAATTGACCGAGATGAGATTCGAACTCACGCAGATAAGCTACTACCCTTATCTTGGTACTGTCACAATCCATTAGTAAGATGAACTATCGTACTCGCCGCCGGCGTAAGCCGGCCGCTCTGCCGCTGAGCTACTCGGCCCATATTCATTTGTAAAATAGCCCGTTAGCCGCCGGGTCGCTCATCACTTTCGCCTTCATCAACCGGCAAGGTCTTCTTATGTGCAGGTGACGCATGCGCCCATTTAGTTTTCAATCCGGTAGGTGGGAATCGAACCGCCACAATCATAGTCGCGACATTTTTGACTGTGTGCCGACTTAACGACCACGACCTCTCGTTTTCACCAAGTGCTCTACCACTGAGCTACTACCGGAATATTTACTTGTAAAGGTGCGAAACCTGAACATTCTGAACTCCGAAATTCAACGCTTCCTGATGGGACGGAAAATTGACGCAAGCAAATTCACCAAACAACTCCCTTGCTTTTTCGTCATACGCCAAGGCAGCATCAACTTCATTTTCGTAAATGCCCACATAGATGTTTCTATAACCACATGTTATTTGTGTTGTCCATTTTCGGCGTTGTCCACGCCAGGAGACGCCCTTATATTTACTGGTACCATTAGGCATAGGTTTTCTATTGTGTTGATTCTCACTATTAGAACAAAGACGGAGATTCGATTTT